TTAACCGCTATTCACCATTTTAGTGGATGGAATGTGGATACCATCACTAAGCGGATTCAGGTGAATTGCGTCGCTAAGGTGGTCGGGTGAAAAATGCGCATAAGTCATAGTCTGCTCAATTTTCGAATGTCCCAATATTTTATTTAACGTCAAGATATTCCCCCCATTAATCATGAAGTGCGCCGCAAAGGTATGACGCAAAACATGCGTAGCTTGGCCCTTGGGTAGATCTGGCTTTACTTCCCTTAGCACCTTACGATATTCGACATAGTCAACGTCGAAGAGTCTGCCGGTGGTTTTGGTTTTGACGTATTTCATGACCTCACCAGAAATGGGGACGGTGCGTGCCTTCCCGTTTTTGGTTTTGGTAAACGTCACTTTTCCATGCAACATGTTCTGAGCCAGCATATTCAGCGATTCCCCCCAGCGGCCGCCGGTGCTTAAGCACAGAACAGTGAGGCGCCGGGCGTCACCACTTAAAGCTGAAAGCAGCCTTTCGATCTCTTCAGTACTCAGATAGGACATTTCTGGCCTTTCCTGCTTGAGATCTGTGATCCCTTTTAGTGGGTTCTCTGCGTGGAGATCTTCCGCTTCAGTCAATACACGGAATAGGCCTCGTAACGTACTCAAGTCGCGGTTAACAGTGGAAGCCTTAACCCCTTCATAAAGGCGCTGGCTTCTGTACTCAGCAATAAACCCCTTATTGATTTTTGAAAGGCGAGGGTTGCCCATATCACTAATTACCCGCTTAAGTTCGCGCTGGCGCTTCTCACCGTACTTATGACTTCGGCCGTGCAGCTCCCACCATCTATCAAGCAGCTCACTTAGCCGCCTGTGATCGGTTGGTTTATCCAGCCAGTCTTTGTCGTGCATATTGCTGATGACATATTTTTCAAAAGCAACAGCATCAGCTTTCTTGTTGAAAATCCGCTGTATACGACGTCCTGTCGCTCCACGCGGTCTGATATCCACTTTATAGCGTCCACCATCGAGCAGCTTAACGGTCATAGCTGTCACCTCTGGTAAACACGTGATCTGGTGTCACGTAACAGATAGTTACGCGATGATTTTCATAGAGATAAGCAAGAAAGATGCTCAGCCAATTTTCTGGTCTGAGGGCTGAGACGTTGTTTCGTCTTGCCCAAAGTGTGCGAGAGCCGGTGCGATCTGCCCGGATTCAGGGGCAATCTTTCCGGTGATGAACCACAGGGCATATTTTTCAAATCGAGGATGATTAAGAATGCTCATAATCACCTCAGTGTTAGGGATTGTTTTTCCTGCCTCGTAACGCCACAAAGCGTCACGATTCAAGCCAAGCATTTTGGCCGCCTCTGGCAAACTTGTAAGGCGCTCACTCTCGCGCATAATTTTCAACTTTTCCGCCACATTCATACTCATGTTGCAATTCTCCGACATGTGAATTATATTTCATTCATAGGTTGGTGGTCTGGGGCATTTGAGACCATCAATACCCCAAACGTGGAGATTATCACATGAAAGATGCAGTTTTGAGCGCGCTGTTTAAGATTCCAGACCCGATCACTGCTGATGAGTTTTCTCGTCGAACCGGCAAAACGGAGTCAGCCGTTCGTCACATGATGGATCGCCGCCTTTTACCGATGGTCACTGAGCGCGAAGTACTTGGCCCTGATGGCAGTACTCGCCGCCTCCTGATTCTGTGGAACGAATGGCTTGAGATGGTTCATGAAGCTACGTCGAAACTACCCCCTGAGCGACAGGACTGGCGAGCAGGTTGGATCAAGAAAGCCAATAAGCTGGCGAATGATATGGGCGTAAACATGTTTGGTGGCGGGGCTACGGTATGAGTCCTTATTTGAAAGAAAGAATAGTACTCATGGTCACTGCGATTGCAGGCGTTTGTATCGGCGCGATCGCTGTTGCGCTGACGCTTAAGTTTATCCAGGTGTTTATTATTTAAGGATGGGCCTACATGAATAAACACCACTCACAGCATGGCAAGTTCGCGGGAAGCATTCGCGGTAACCACTGCGATAATCTACCTAAAGTCACCTGGATAAATAAGCACGCCGGGATTTGTTGCGGCTTCACCATTCGCGTATTACCGCGCAGGGTAGGCAAGAAGCGTTATCAAATTATGAAAGATGGTGATTCTTTCGGAATTGACTTTGCATTATCTGAAGCGCGCAAAACGATAGACCGTATTATCACCAATCACCACTTTATTAATCATTAGGAGAACGGGAAATGAAACGCCTTTATGCTGAACAGATTAATAAAATGCTGGAAGATTATTATTTCAATCTGGAAAACAACCCACAGGGCCGCAAGTCGCATTACGGCGTATTAGCTAGCGGCGTCCAGCACGTTTACGGTACAGCCTTCTGCATGAATGATGATGACGCCCTCAGCGAGCTTCGTCCGTTCGTTAGCGCCATCATGAATGGTGAGGTACCGTCACCAGCATTTGTAGGGCTTGCTGTATGAGTATCTTCACCGAAGAGAAAACATCATGGGAACAGGAGATGCTGATCCGTGAGGCGATAGAAAACGCCGAACAGGGATTTACGGTTCACCTGAGAAACGGTGCGCGTATTGCCGTTAGCCCTGACAGTCCGTCAATAGATTTAATTATTTACGGTCTGGAAAAAACAATTCGCGGTAATCATGAGCGTGCGCGAATGACATTTATTGATTTTCTGTATTACTGGCATGAGAGGGTATTCAAGTCAATTAAACGAAAGCCGCGCCCTAACCGCTAATTAACCAGCGTTAAAAACAACGGTATTCATTTTGCCGGGGACTCGTTTTGCCTTTTTCAGGAGGTCGCATGGGGGTTAAGTCAATCAAGCTGGAAAGCGGAATAAGCGATCCGGATTTTGTGGAAATAAGCATCAACGCACGGAAACACGAACGCGCGCACCTGCTCGGCTTACTGCGTATTTATGTTGGCCAGTTGAAAAAGGAAAGCGCCACCCCGGAAGAGATTTATTCATCAATCGAACAGTGGGCTGACGCCCGCGAATTAACCATCACTGAGGAAAGCAAACAATGAACCACTTAATGATCGACATTGAAACACTCAGCACCCAGCCGAATGCAGTGATTTGCGCGATTGGCGCGGTTTTCTTCGAACCATCAACCGGTAAAACCGGCCCTTCGTTCTATCAAACCATTGATCCGCGAACCTCGCAGAATCGCGGCGCGCATATCTCCGCCGACACGGTGATGTGGTGGCTCAGGCAGGATAAAGAACCAATCAGCGAGCTGGTAGGCGCGAAGTCGCATGAAATTGAGGTGATGCTGGATTTCGCCAAATTCATTGAAGGCGCATTCCCTGAAACCAAGAAAAAGAATCTGAAGGTGTGGTGCAAGGGCGGTTCGTTTGATTTCCCGATCCTCAAATCTGCATTTGAACGCTCATCGCTCGAAGGCGTTTCCATGCTGCCGTGGCTTTATTGGAATGAATGCTGCTTCCGCTCGCTGCTTACAGTGGCCGGAGCTATCGGTTACGCCCCCCATCCGCGCCGCTCAGTTGCACACAACGCCTTAACCGACGCCATCTATCAGGCCGAGCAGGTTTGCGAGATCTGGCAGCGCCTGACCTCCCCGCACCTCGAATCATTGTGAGGCGCGCAATGACTAAATCACCTATCAAATGGGCTGGCGGCAAAACCCGCGTCATGCCGCAGCTGCTGATGCAACTGCCGAAAGCCGATTGTTTAATCGAGCCGTTCGTTGGCAGCGGTACCGTGTTTATGAACACGGAATACCGCCGTTACATCCTCTGCGATAGCAATCGCGCGCTGATCAATTTCTTTCGTGTGCTGACTTCCAACACCGAGCGACTGATTGATACCGCTCGCGGAATGTTCCTGGGTGGCAATAACGAAGAGCAATATTACAAGCGCCGTGCGCTATTTAACTCCATGCAGTGGAGCGATACGGGCAAGGCTGATACTGCTTTACTTTATGCCGCTTTGTTTCTGTATCTGAACCGACATTGCTTTAACGGGATATATCGCGTCAATCAGATGGGTGATCATAACGTCCCGTTCGGGAAATATGGCGCACCTTACTTACCGGCTGACGAGATGCGCCGCTTTGCCGAAAAGGCCAACGACACAAAAGCCGTTTTCATTGATGGCGATTTTCGTCACACCATCCCTTACGTTATGCAGCTGGCATATGACGCGGTTATTTACTGCGACCCCCCCCTACATTCCAGCCAGCAAGACAGCCAACTTCACTGCCTACGGCAAGCCATTTACCCTGGACGATCACCGCGACCTGGTTGCAACCCTGCTCGATGCTCATCGCCAGCACGGCACCCGCGCGGTGATATCCAACAGCGACACCCCGGAAACCCGCGAGATCTACTCCGCTTTCAATCTCCACGCCTTCAGCGTTCGCCGCTCTGTCAGCGCCAAAAGCCGCGATATGGCCGGTGAAGTGATCGGCGTTCTTCGCGGCGATGTGGGTCGCAACTCTGGCGCATGTGGAGCTTGGACGAGCACCATTGAAAATCTGCGGCCGGCGGCGATATGGATCGGGTTTGACCTGGCCGCCGGATTCGATAACGGGGAGCCATCTGATGAACACGCTTGATGCCGTTGTGACGCGAGTTTTGGACGTTCGTCCATATCGCCATTTCTGGATCGTCGAGGTGGAGGTGTTGAGCTGGGGCAGATACAGCAACACAACCATCATCCGCGATAGCGAAAAAGAAGCCCGCCAGGTTCAACCCGGCGACACGGTAACGATCTGAGGATCCGCAAATGAACGAAGAAACCAATTACCGCCGGTTCTGGCGAAACCTTGTGATCTGTTGTGCGTTTTGCTCGCTGTTGTTCTGGATCCCGATGGGGTATCTCGCCTTTCGTGTTGGCTCTGCGGTCTGGGATGCGCTGTGGCCTCTTATAAAAATGTAGTGAAATCAAAGGAGAAAACTAAATGGCTTTGTACGAAGAGAAGTATCAACTCAAAGGAAATGAGCTAATGAATCGGCTGCTTGAACAGGTTGATGCATGGAAATATGTCAATAAATACAAGTCAAAAAAGCAACAAAAGGCGGCATTTTGCCGCCAGAGCTTATTGCTTGAAAACGAACAATGAATCGTATTTTCCAGGATTAAGGTTATCTGCATGAAGATCAGTCAGTCCAAGCTTAGCAATGCCTTGAACGAGAGCCAGGTATGCGCCAAGACCATCAACAGTAATGACGCGGTAAATATCACCAGCTTCATTTTGAATCGCTGTCAGCATCGGCATGCCACCAAGTTCAGCATCCTTCGCTTTGCGGACTACTTCGGAGATTTTCTCATCAATGGAGGACTTCACTTTTCCTTCTACATATTTATCTTTCATTTTTATCCCTTTTTTGCTGTATGCGTTGGCAATACTAACCATCTGCTGCGTTTGAGGGCAAGAAAGTTTGCCGGACATGGCGAGCCAGAAAAGGCAGATCATGTCTGACTATTCCTCCTTAGTTTGGGAATGGAACGCCAAACGGCAGGCTATTAACCCAAATCACGCCGCAGATCCTGAAATTGAGTATCTCACCCCAAAAGGCGAGCGGAAGACGCTCGCCTATGGTGATCTCGTTGATGCGGTTTACCGTTACCCCATGCGTCCACGCGAAGGGGAGGCGCGAGAAGCATTTGACCGTAAAGGCCGCGCCAGCTATCTCCGGCGCCGGGTGCAAACGCTCCCGGCATTTATCCGTAAGCGTTTCGCCCAGCACCTTGAAAACCTCGAACGCAACAAGCCAAAAGATGTGGTGCGCTGGTTGTTCGGTACCTTCGAGCGTCATGTTTTACGCCGTATTGATGCGGTGAATGCGCAATACCTGCCTCAAAACAACCTGCCCGCAATTCTTATCCCGCTGCGAGATGAATTCCATCTGCTGCCGTGGGCCGACAAAAAGCGCCTGAAACGACTGGCTTATAAGCTCGCCAACCTGATGAAAAGCGAGTTTATGCGCGAGTTTGATTTTCAGTATGAGAAAACCTCTGATGTTGAGTTTTCCACGCTTTACTCATACGGATTTATCGCCAGTAAAGCGACAGCGCTCAATATTGCGATCCCGGGCTGGGATAAATATTGCGATGAATCTCTTCAGGCCGAAGATGCACTGCGTGCTATTGCGCGCCTTCAGAAAGAAAAATGGTGGCTGAGTAAAATCCGCCGTATCCACGATCGCTGGCGCGAACACCTCATGATCGCAACGGGTTATGTCAGCAAGGTGGCATCGCCATATTGCTCCGATCCCTGCTTCAGGGAGTGGGTAGCCCAGAAGAAAGCAAACCTTGAATTTCTTAATGCGATGGAGCTGGAAGATCAGGACACCGGCGAGCGTAGTTCTTTGCTGGATAAGGTCATGGGTAGCGTATCCAACCCGAAGATCGCGCGCCATGAGCTGATGGTACGCATGCGCGGGTTTGAAGATATGGCTAACGAAATGGGCCTGGTCGGCATGTTCTACACCTTGACTGCGCCGTCGCGTTATCACTCAACGCATGTGCAATCCGGGAAGCGAAACGATAAATACCGCGACGCCAGCCCGCGCAAAACTCAGAAATACCTCTGCAAAGTATGGTCGCGCGTCCGAGCCAAATGGGGGCGCGAAGGAATTCGCACCTTTGGTTTTCGTGTTGCCGAACCGCATCATGATGGAACTCCACACTGGCACCTGTTGTTATTCCTGCGATCAGAAGAGGCTGAGTACGCCACAGCTATTTTCCGCAAACATGCGCTGAGTGAAGACGGTGGCGAGCCAGGCGCTCAAGAGCACCGTTTTACCGTCACGCCGATTGATGAAAAATTTGGCTCAGCGACGGGATACATCGCGAAATACATCTCAAAGAATATCGACGGTTACGGCATGGATGGCGAGTTAGACGACGAGTCAGGCCAGCCAGTCAAAGAGATGGCAAAGCGCGTTAGGGCGTGGGCTTCTCGTTGGAGCATTCGCCAGTTTCAGCAGATTGGTGGCGCTCCCGTTACTACCTGGCGCGAGCTGCGCCGGTTGGGTAGCCGTGAGCTGGTATTGCATCCGGAACTTGAAGCGGCCCGCGCGGCAGCTGATGCGCCGGACTGGCCGGGATACACCAACGCACAGGGCGGCCCATTTGTTCCGCGAGATTGCCTGCGCGTTCGCCTCAACTACGAATACACCGAGGATGGCAATGATTATGGTGACACGGTCGCCAAAATCACTGGTATCTATTGCCCGTACTCGGGCGGTGATTCTGTCATTTTCACCCGCACCACCGATTACAAGATTGTGCCTAAGCGTAAGCCGTCGCCGGTCGAGAATTTGACCTTAGAAGGCCGCGCAGCGGCCCCTCGGAGTTCTGTCAATAACTGTACGGGGCGCGCCGAATCGGACGAAAAACCACCGTCAGAAACGGCGGTGTCAGCTGATAAAACCGCGCCCGACGACAGTTCAGTGACAGAACTTCCGCTGAATATCGATGTTTTGAGGCGATATTCACGCCAGCAAAGGCAGGAGATCACCAGCAGGCTAAGAAAATCCGCCCGGGAAAGCTCAGATCAAGCCTTCACGCGTACCGCGCGCGGCCTGCGCACGTCGATTGATGACGAAAGCGCGCTGACATGGGGGCCAAAAGTCACCGCTGCGAAAGATATGAGCCTGACGCCGGAAGAGGCAGAGCAGCGCTGGCGCGAGCAAATGAGGATCGAGGCGGAACGGCGCGCGGATAACTACGCGGCGGCGGTTGCGGAGTATCAAAAGAAAAAAGCCGAGGCCGCATTGCGCCAGGAGCAGCAAAAAGAAGCGACGCAAAAACACGGCATCTCCGAAGAGATGATCGCCAACATCGGCGCGCAGCTCCGCGATTGCCGGATTTTCGTCGGTGATGAAGTTGTGCGATCAGTTGCAGGCGGCGCCCGCATTCGCCACGGCGGTAGCCTGCTCGCTGCGGACAATGGCCAATTGCGTGAGGTGAAAGTGTGGCGGGCTGGCGAGAAAGATAAACCAACTTCCGAATATATGGCAGTGCGTGACCTGATCACGCGCTGGAGTAAGGTTGTTAACCGAAAAAAGAATTGAAACACACAGAGATGTATAATTATAATCCGGCATAGGCGGAAACATTAGTATTAATATCTACGCGCAAACGCTAAAATTAAGTGACGAAACATTAAATGTTGAGAACTATGCGCGAGCTTTATAAATCAAGACTCCTATCGGAGTCTTAATAAGTTAATTAATATGCATGTTATCAATTGACGAGGCAATATCTTCAATTATCATTGTTCTAAGATTGTGAACCGTTGTTTTCTCAATGTCTATAATCCACTGATCTTTACTTAAGCGCATATGTCTCAATTCTTCATTGCTTAAAAAATGATATCTAACTAATGATGTTAAAAAAGATAGGTGACTCTGGGTGATTATATTGCTTTGGGTGTCAGGGAAGTTGGTTTTTAATTTTGACATGAAATCAGAATAATTGGTTTCACGAAAAATCAACTCTTCCAGCAAGGCTGGGTTAAATACTTTTAGAAATACAACTAGTGCCAACCCAGCATTATAATAATTATTTGTAATCGCATTAAACTCTTTAGGGTTGTCAACTACAGCGAGGACGGATAGGCATCGCTCCACTTCTCGTAAAGAAGCGTTATTTCTATCAATTAAGAATGATAGTATTCTAATAAAAACCCCTGAGGGGTGAAAAGAGGTGATGTTACTTTTTTCAAGAACATGGGATATATAGTCGAAATTTGTTGTTGGTGATTTACCTAAAACCACATGCTTGGAGGATACGGTTTTTTTAGGAAGTGAGAACCAGTAATGAATAAATTTATTTAAATACATTCTAGAGTCAATATTTCCATATCTACATGAAATGCTTTTTTCGAATTGTTCTCTATTCATAACCAAAAGAAAAACAAGACCATCAACTGAAAATAAATGTTTTATTCGCTCGAGAAGATCTAATGCATAATCAGGCCTTGCCCTATCCAGTTCATCAATTATAATCAAGGTTTTATTATTGGTTACTGTGATTATTTCCTTTAAGCTTTCCTTGAAATCGTTTATATCTTTTTTTTCATTATTTATTGATTTTATTCTGTCTTCAATAAAACCCTCAACGTCTGATTTTAAAGAATCTGTTATGACTTCTCCTATCCCATCTATTTTATTGGATGATATGATCCCACCAGAGATGGCTGTTAGCGCAAATTTAGAACCGTTGAGTAAGAGATTGGAGCCAACTTTCTTTATCCCTGAAAGAATTTTATCTCCAACCTTCTTTCCTTTGGTTTTCTTTGATTCTACGTGTGAATATAAAAGAGATGATAAAGATATAAACGGATCACTTTGATAATCATTTTCGAAGGCATCAAAGTATATTGCGTCTATTGCATAGTTATCTTCTTTTTCTATTTCGGATTGGAACATTTTAACAAATGTAGTTTTACCATTGCCCCATTTATCATCAAGCGCAAAAACAAGACTCTTTTGGGGAGAGCTTTGTATCAATCTTACTATTTGGTGAAATAGTTTTTTACGATTAAAAATATCCGCCTCATCAAAACCGTTACTCAAATCCGGTTCTTGGATCACAATTTTCATACCATCCCGTCCTGTCTTTATGTTTTTCGAACCACGCATAAATGTGAACAAATTTGCACAATTTTTCAATACATCAAAATTAGGGCCATCATCAGAGCTGGCGGGGCCTGGGCGGTCTGCACAAAGTGCACAAAAAGAGGCAGGTTGAGCGCGCAGGCGAGGCGGGGGAGCAAGCGCGCGTAAAGGGGGTAAGGGAGGGGGTCGTATCGTTCGCCAGTCGCGTCCTGTCGCGCGCTGACTTCTGGTGCAGATCCGGATGATGCGAACGAGTGAATGCGCCAGAATGGCGCTGGCGGCGTCTGGTGAGGTGTGGGGATTCGAAAGTGACTGAGCGGCGTGTGTGGCCTGGGCGGTGATATGGGTTGGCGGGTACCGCACCGCCAGAAATGACGATGCGGCCTGGTGTTACTTCGTGCTTTCGAGCAGTGCGTAAGGATTGAAGCGGATCACCTCTTCGCCCAGCCAGTCGTTAACATGCTTCATGGCTTCCATGTATGGCGTCAGCTCGTTGACGGCGAAGACACGGGCCGCCTTCTCGATATCGCCAAATGATCCGTTGCCTTCCGGAATGGCGCCCATTAATTGAGGCGGCACCCGATGCGCGGCTAACATGTCATCGCGGGTGGAGGACTTCACCCCTACGAATTCATCCTTTGCCGATATCTGGCTGAACGGCAGGATCTGCACGGAGTCTTTGCCGCCGTTAGGGGCGTGAAGAAGAATGTTTTTGAATGCCCCGCCGCGTCGGGTATCTGTTAGCGTCTTCTTCAGCTTGTCGAGGCTCTCCTGATCGGCCATTGCGCTGTTCACGTAGACGATACACCCGGCATGCGAGCCATTGTCGTAATAGAGTTTGCGGAACTTGTCGGCAGAATGTGCCAGGTTAGCCGACAGCAAACCGGCGAAATACTCCGGCATACCGTAGATCTCCTGGTGAATATCCGGGCTAAGAACGTGGCAGACAGAGCCAGTTGTAAACTGGTGATCCTGTAGCCCGGATTGAATAAACCAGTAGGTGTCCAGGTCGGAGCCGCGACGGGTATATTTAGCCAGCGAGTTACGAAAGCCGAGAGAACCGCCAAGCCGGTTTTTCCTCATCTCCAGATAGCCGTTACCGAATACGAACCAGTCCAGCGCGAAGGATGAGAACACCTGACGGGAAAGCAGTTTGTGCGGGATAAAGCAACCGGCCAGCACGTTGCGTTTGAAGTACAGCGCCGACTGGTGCCAGCTGGCATAGCCGAACTGGCGGGCCAGCCCGTACCAGTCAACCGGCGTTTCGTAGTATCGCCCGTTATCGGCGCAGTACATGTTATCGAGCAGGTCATACGCGCCACTCACCGGCCAGGGGCCGTCGAATGTGAACGAGTTCAGCTCGGGTGCAGCTTTTAGCGAGACGGCGAGATCGGCCTGCTCCCTGGCATACTGCCTGCCGCGCATGGATTTTCGTTTGCTCAAGGTTAATACTCCGTAACTGTCATACTGCTGCCGCCTTCCTGTCCCAGCGGCTCGTTAATGGTGGCAAGCATCGTCGCCCATGCGAGATCGCCATGACTGACGCCGCGTGAGCGGTCAGTGTCGTAAGTGATAACGCCGCCGGGGGTGACAATCTTGCGAACAGAGTTGAACGCGCCAACGAGATCAAGCTCTCCCCGGTCATATTCCCAGCGGCCGCCGCGAACGAGCTGCTGCATCTTCAGCACAAGCATGCGTTTGCTGGCCGGTGAGAACTGGTAACAGACTGCTGCCGGGAAGTGCTTTTTAACCAGCTGATAAACGGCTTCACCGATGCCGGTACCATCAATCCCGATGTGTTGCACGTTATAGCGACTCAGCATGCCGATAATGAGATTGGCTTGCTCTTCGAACTCCATCCCGCGTATGCGTAGCGTCTCGACGGTGCGGAACTTGCCACCGGCGACCATAGGCACGGCATTGACTGAAATGGCGCCGCTGTCGCCTTTATCGCTGGCACCGTTGGGATCGTAGCCAATCCAGACCGGGCGATCGGCCATCGGGCGGGAGGCATACGGGCGCCAGTCGGGCCAGTCGTCGTAGCCGTCTGCACCGCATGCCAGCAACCGGTTATAGTCAAAGGCGCTTTCACCGCTTTTGATGAACTGGCACCCGTACAGGTTGTCGTATTCCTCCGGGCTGTTTTCGTCGCGGATTTCGTCAATGTCGGTCAGATCCCAGCCGTGATCGATAGCGTCCTGCAATGTGACGATCTGGCGCCAGATTTTGTCCGGACACATCAGCCCGCTGTTTAGCGTCTTCCAGGACGTATCAAACTCAACCCGCTTTCCGTGGCTGCGCCCTTTGTTGAATGCTTCACCTGTCCAGAAAGGGTAAGCCTCATGGCTTTCTGCTGACGGGGTGGAGAAATAGGTACGCGTCAGCCCTTTTAACGTCGCCATCGCACCGGCCACTTTCTTCAGGTTGGCAAACTGGCCGACCCAAAAAAACTCATCAAAATAGAGATTGCCGGTGTACGACTGCGCCGTCGCAGCGGACGTGCCGAGGAAATGCAGCTCCGCACCGTTAAACAGCTGGATCATGTCGCCGCCTTTCAGCTCAACATCAACCTCAGCGGCAGCAGAGCGAATAAAGCTGCGGAACTGATACGCCTGGCGGCGGCTCGCCGACAGAAAGATCTGGTTACGTTGATGCTTGTACTTCACATCATCGGAAAGGGCGCGCACCAGGGCTTCGCGCGCAAAGTACCATGTCGCGCCAACCTGACGGCTTTTCAGGATCATGCGGTTGCGCCAGTGGTGGTTGTCGTACCAGCCTCTTTGATGCCAGTGCAGCGAGCCGAGAATATTCTCGCGCAGCGCTGCAATCTGCGACTCTGAGAAATAGTTTTGTTTCTTGCGGATCTTCTTCTTCGGCTGGGTGGCTGCTGTGCCGTTGTCCAGCTTTTTCAGCTGGCGCGTAAGCAGATCAATTTCTTTGAAGTCGCCGCCGGTCTTTTTGTCTTTGGTGGTGAGCTGTATCAACCGTGCATCAATGGACGTCGTCACGCGCTGGATCGGTGGCGTGGCGTCCCATTCATCACGCTTTTTCCATGAGTAAACCGTGTTCTGATTAATACCCATCAGGCGTGCAATCTCAGCTGGCGGGTACCCCTGCCAGTAAAGCTGCCGCGCCCGCTGCATGATGAATGCTTCTTCAATCGCCATTTGTCCTCCTCGCTTCCTGCCGGGGAGATTAACCCGCGCGCGCGTACCCTTTCGCTCGCTTTTGGTTGTGGCGATTCCCTCACAACAACAACGCGTTGAGAGCGCACGTCACCCCCTGCCATCATCTCCGGGAACTCAGAAACCGAGCGAGTAAACGAACATGGCAGGCACAGCAAAACCACGTAAGAAATTCCGCGTTGCCGTCTCCGGAAATACCGTTGATGGCCGCGAAATTCAACCGCAGCACCTTCGCGATGCGGCAGCGAATTACAACCCGGAGGTGTACGGCGCACGCGTCAACATTGAGCACTATCTCTCTATGTTCCCGAACAGCGATTTTGGCGCGATGGGGGATGTGGTGGCACTCAGCACCGAAGACATTACCGACGGCCCGTTAGCAGGGCGAACCGCCCTTTATGCCGAGATCGAGCCATCAGATCGCATGGTGCAGATGACCGACAAAGGCCAGAAAGTCTATTCAAGCATTGAGCTGCATCCTCAGTTTGCCCTCAACGGAAAAGCCTATGTGGTGGGGCTGGCGATGACCGATACCCCGGCGAGCCTGGGTACCGATCGCCTGAAGTTTGCCGCGCAGCAACGCGCCTCGGTGATGGCCTTTAACAACCAGCAGGGCGAAGCGCCAATGTTTACCGAAGCCCTGGAAGCAGAGGTGATCGAGCTGACCGCCCAGCGCAGTGATGAAGGGGTTAAGTGGTTTAACCGGGTGATGAGCATCATCGGCAAAGGCCAGAAAACCGACGATCAGCGCTTCAGCCAGATGCACCAGGTCGTTGAGGCCGTGGCGCAATCGCAGTCAGAGCAGATTGATCGCTTTAACACCGCCGAGCAGGAGCGCCAGCAGGCCAAAGCCGCCATTGAGAAACTCACCAGTGAGCTGGCCGAACTGCGGCAAAAGTTGAGCACCACCGATGCCAGCTTTAGCCAGCGACCACCGGCGGGCGGCGGCGCTAATGCGCAGCTGGCTGATTACTGATATTCACAACGAGAGCAGAGAACATGGAAAACAATACCCGCCAGCTGTTTGACCAGTACATTTTGCGCCAGGCGCAGTTAAACGGCGTATCACCTGCGGCAGTTGCTGCGAAATTTGCGGTTGATCCCACCCGTCAGCAAAAGCTGGAGCAGGCAGCGCAGGAGAGCGATTCTTTCCTGAGCAAAATTAACGTGTTTGGCGTTAATCAGCAGATTGGTCAGAAAGTGTTGATTGGTAGCAAAGGCCCGATGGCTGGTGTCAACAACAGCACTACTACCCGCCGTAATCCGGGCGCAAATCATACGATGGAGCCATTTGATTACACGTGCCGTAAGGTCAATTACGACTACGGGATCAGCTACGAACAGCTCGATGCCTGGGCGCATATGCCGAACTTCCAGCCGCTGATCAGCGCCGCGATGGCTCGTCAGATGTCGCTGGATCGCATCATGATTGGCTTTAACGGCACCAAATACAGCGACCCGTCAGATCGTGCAGCTAACCCACTGTTGCAGGATTGCGGGATTGGCTGGCTTGAGAAAATCCGCACTGAAGCCGCCCACCGCGTGATTTCAGGCGTCACCATCACCTCACGCGATGAAGATAACAAAGTCATTGCGAAAGGGACTTACGGCAACCTCGGCGCCGCGGTCTATGACGCGAAAAACAGCCTTATGGATGAATGGCACAAGCGTAATCCGGATAACGTGGTGATCCTGGCAGGCGACCTGCTGACTACCGGTAATTTCCCGGCCATTAACGCCATGAGCCAGACCAACCCGAACACCGAAATGCTGGCCGGTCAGCTGATTGTTGCGCAGGAACGCGTTGGCAACATGCCGACCTTCATCGCGCCTTACTTCCCGGTCAATGGCGTATTGATCACGCCGTTTAAAAACCTGTCGGTGTACTACCAGCGCGGCGGACTGCGCCGGACGATCAAGGAAGAGCCGGAGTACAACCGCATCGCGACATACCAGTCCTCAAACGATGACTTTGTGATCGAGGACTACGGCAACGTCGCATTTATCGACGGCATCACCTTTGCCGAGGCGCCGGAAGGCGGCGCGTAACCGCACACTGGCGGGCTTAGGCCCGCCGTTCATCGGGGAAGAAACAATGCTGACACCGGCACAACGACATTTTCAACGCGTCATGGCTGAACGTCATGGAAAGGGTGAGGATTTGTCCGATACGGCGCGCACTGCGCATGAGCAGATCCTGCACCGCATGCGCATGGACATGGCCGCGCTTAAAAAAATTCAGGGCGAGCAGGCGAAAGCCGCGCTTAAGCGCCAGATGCTACCCAATTACGAGGGGTGGATTGAGGGAACGCTCGAAGGTAATAGCGGCCGCCAGGATGAAGTGATCACGCGCCTGATGATTTGGGCAATAGATGTTCGTGATTATCCACTGGCGGCGCGAATCGGGCGTTACGTCATCGCGCATAACCTGGCGATGCCAGACCGCTTTAACCGCACGGCGGCGACGGCTCTGGTCGACGAAATTTGTGATCCGATCCTGGTTCAGGTTAAGGCCGACGACAGCGCCGACGTATCGCCATATCTGGCGGTGCTCGATGAAGTAGCCGAGTTTACCGCAGCCAGCGATATGCCAGACATGGTGCGCGCCAAACTCCACAAAGCACGCGCTTTTGCCCTGCGCAACGGGACGCCTGCCGAGCAGGAAACCGCGTTAGAGCTGCTGCGCACTGCACTGATCATGGATCCTGGCGCAGGCGTGAAAAAGCTGATCGACAAACTCGCCAGTCAACTGAAGAAAACCGCTGCTGCGACTATTTCCGAAGGGGAGTCTGCTGGCGGCGATGGCGAAGAAGGGCAGAGTGATAGCCCTGCAGCACCACCGGTTCCGGCGGTGGCGGCCGGGAAGCCTGCGCCTAAAGCCGCCCGTAAAAGCACAACCAAAAAACCAGCGGCGCGCAAAACCACAACGAAAAAAGCGCCTGCCGCCAACAAATAACCGACTTGCGCCCCGTGCGCTGGCGGCGCGGTCGGAGATCTGCAACGCACTGCGTTTTCTTTTCTCCGTCCGCTCACCGCCACCTTTTCTGGAGACTACACCATGAGCCTTGTAGCCCCCCGCACAATAACCCCCTCAGCAGAGGATGTGCCGGATGTGGACGACGGCGGCGAGAAAGTCACCGCCGGTGTGTTCTGGCCCGAGATTGTGTTGAGCGATGCCCGTAAAGAGATGCGCATCACCGGCACGGTGACAACTTCGCGGCTGAAGCATGTTGTTATCGAGGCGGTGGGCCATGCCGCTGACCAGCTCGAAACCTGGCGGATCGAACAGCAGAACGCCGGATTTGCATCACTGGATACCGTGCCAGCAATGGAAATTAACGGGCAGAGCGCGAAGGTTTACCGCTGGCGCCGTGCGGTTTACAGCATAGCCCGCGCCCTGCTGATCGAAACATTCCGTGATGTGGATACGACCGGCGACGCCGGGGAGAAGAAAGCCGCTGCGCTGGCAAGCCAGGCAAACGATCACTGGCGTGATGCGCGCTGGGCTATCTCCGATATTCGCGGCGAAGTTCGCAATTCAGCGGAGGCATTCTGATGAAAGTGAAGGCCTTACAGGGCGATACGGTGGATTTGCTTTGCCAGCGTTATTACGGCACCACCCAGGGCGTCACCGAGATTGTGCTTGCTGCGAACAAGTCACTGGCCGATCAGATCTTCATGGAGGCCGGGCAGGTGGTGGAACTGCCGGAGGTAAGCGCCTCGGCGACAAAGGAGACGGTGCAGCTATGGAGTTAATAAACCGCGCCTGGAATTGGGCCGCATACCTCTGGTCGGTGTTCCTCGGCAGCGTCGGAATGATGACGCAAAAGGACTGGCTGACGGCTATTGCGGCAGTAACAGGGGTAGTGGTGGCGGTGTTAGGTGAAATGCATCGCCGCCGGATGGCCCGTATCCATGAAACCAATAACGTGCTGCTGAACGATTTGATCGACGCCATTCGCGACGACACGGAAAACCGGCAGGACGTGAAAGAGTTGATCCGCACTATCAGGGAGGCGCCACGATGAAAAAGGGCGTTATTGCCTGCTCTGTCGCCGCGATTATCTCGCTGGCCGCCGTGCTCTGGCCGCAGTCACTGCGTACCAGCCCGGAAGCGCAACTGAAGATGGCGAAATATGAGGATTGTCGCAAGACCCCGTATTACTGCCCGGCAGGCGTATTAACCGTGGGGATCGGCTCTACCGGGAAAGTGCAGAACCGGGAGTATGCCGAGCCGGAGATTGCCGAGCGCTGGGTGAATGACCTGATGCGCGCGGAACGGTGCGTTAACCGTGAGTTTAACGGCGCAACTGCACCGCAGCGCGTTTTCGAGGCGCTGACCGATAGCGCATTTAATGTCGGTTGTAGCGGGCTTGCCTGGTACACCAACAGGCAGGGGAAGAAGGTTAGAACGACGATCTGGCGTAATGCGCAATCGGCTGACTGGCGCGGCGTCTGCGAGCGGGTAACGGATTTTGTTAACTCAGGCGGCAGGCGCTTGCAGGGACTGGTCAACCGCCGGGAAGAGTTCCGGGAGTGGTGCTTGTCAGATCCTGTGTTTAAGGGGGCGAAATGAAGGGGTTGATTGCCGTTATCACGGTGATCTGTGTCCTTCTGGCGGTGGCCTGCATCCGGTTAACCACGGAAACCAACAAGCGCGAAGCCGCAGAAAGAGCGCTGGCAGACGCTAACCAAAAACTGAACCAGACCAGCGATGTGCTGGCCGAAGTGCGGGCGCTGCGCCAGGACGTCAGCGAGATTGAAGCCAGTGTGAAAGCGCTGGGGCAAAAGCGTAACGAAGCCGGGGAGAAACGTCGTGAAAATATCAAAACTGAACTGGCCGGCGATCCCTGCGCTGCTGCTCTTGTGCCTGACGTTGTCGCTGACAGCCTGTACCAGCGCGCCGCCGAAGTCGCCGCCGGTGATCATTCAGGAGCCTTTGCCAGAAAGCCTGACGGCAAAAACTGAAACGCCAGCGCCGCCGCCCAGGCCGATGCGCTATGGGAATCTTGTGATCTGGTCTGATGCGCTACTTGATGCGCTGGATACCTGCAACGCGGATAAGGCGGGCATTCGGGAGCTGGAACTGCGGCGAATAGCCCGGGGGATGAAATGAAAAAAGCCGAATTGTTACGCGAGGCGCTGATCGCCGCAAACACCTGGTGTAAGGCCAACCCTGAACTGATCACCGTCTGGGTGGAGAAGGGGAGCATTGAGACGCTGGCGACCGGCGAATCCTCGTTTATGTATCGCTACACCATACAGGTGCTGGCCGTGGACTTTCCGGGGCAGGTGGATGATCTCATGCTGCCGATTATGGCGTGGGTATGGCATTACCAGCCTGATTTACTGCTCAATCCGGACAATAACCGCAAAGTTGAGTTTGACGCGGACATTATCAGCGATGACATGGCCGATGTGCTGTTTAAGGTGCCGGTCTGGGAGCGCGTCATGGTGGAGAACGTCAACGGAAAACCCGTTTCTACGCACCTGGCGGAAGACCGCCCGCGTATTAATGGCGGTGAGTGGGAAGTGGTCTTTGATCCGGGCTATGAGGGGGAGATGACGTGAGCAACGATGCTGCGCTGTTTCAACAGCTTGATCAAGTATTCGCGGAAATCCTTTCCGCTATGACGCCAGCACGTCGCCTGCGCACGGCAAGAGGCATTGCCACCACGCTGCGCCGTACTCAGAGCCAGCGGATCGGTAAGCAGGTTGCGCCAGACGGCACACCGTACCAGAAACGACACCGCCGGGTACTGCGTTCGCAGGCCGGGATCGGGTTTATCTGGCAGGGGGAAGAGCGCCGCCTGCGTAACTGGCGGGCGACGCGTGGTAGTCGTGGCCGCATGTTGACCGGATTTGATGAAGGGCGAGGCGCGGTGCGGTCGTTTTACCGTGCTGATATCGAGCGTTATCTCGATATCAGCTTCAACGAGACTCGCCGCGATACGACGAAAGCCGATCCCATGTTCCGCCGCCTGCGCACCGCGCGCTTTCTGAAAGCCCGCGCGACCTCTGAAGGGGCAAGCGTGGGATTTACTGGCGTGGCGGCCCGTATTGCACGCGTTCACCAGTATGGGTTGCGTGACAGGGTGAATGATAGCGGCGCGATGGCGAGCTATCCCCGTCGTGAACTGCTGGGCCTGAGTAAGACGGATCGAATGATGATTGCCCGGCAGGTGATTGATTCGCTGGGAGTGCGCTGATGGATATTGCCGAACTGATCCGCCTGCTGGAGAACATCGTCCGCACCGGTACGGTGACGGAGATTGACGAGGAAAACTGGCTCGTCCGGGTACAAAGCGGCGGACTGGAAACGACCTGGCTACGCTGGAACGCGCAACGGGCCGGGGCATTTAAGGTCTGGGTGCCGCCATCCATTGGCGAGCAGGTCTGGCTCTTGTGTCTCGGAGGTAACACGGATACCGCCATCATTGGTGGCAGCCTGTACAGCAACGACAATCCGGCGCCGGGCGCGACGCGTAATGAAATGGTAGTCACGGCTCCTGATGGTGCGCGTTTTCGTTATGACGCCGAGGCGGGCGCCTTACAGGTGACGGGTATTAAATCGGCGGTGATCGAGGCGTCGGTTATCGTCACTTTGGATACGCCAGAGGTGAACTGCACCAACCTGTTGCGCGCGAAAAATCTTGATATCACCGAAGGCGGGGAAATGCGCGGTGATTTTAATCATGCCGGCGGGGCGTTTATCTCTAACGGCGTGCAGGTGGATAACCACAATCACGGCAAAGTTGAACGTGGTGATGACTGGACGGAGGGCACCCGATGAGTGAGCGCTATCGCGGTATGAATGCGAACGGCACCGGAACGCTGACGGATGAAGATCATGTGTGGCAGTCCGTGGGCGATATTCTGCTGACGCCAGTTAATACGCGCATTATGCGCCGCAATTACGGCTCGCTTTGCCCGGATTTGATCGACAGCCCGCAGAATGACGTCACGCGACTGCAACTGATGAGCGCCGCCGTTATCGCGCTGGCTGCATGGGAGCCGCGGATCGCGCTTGACGCTATCAATATTCACTATTCTGCTTCGGGCGCAGTAACGGCGGAGCTATCCGGAATGCTGACTGAAAGCATGGAAAAGAGCACCAGATCGGTAACGTTAAGGAGCGCCAAAAATGCCGACAATTGATCTCTCTCAGCTGCCGCAGCCGACCATTATCGAGGAACTGGATTTTGAAGAAATTCTGATCGAGGTGAAAGCGGTGATGGTAGCCGCTTATCCGGCAGATCAGCAGGCCGCCGTTATTGCCGCCCTGGCGCTGGAGTCTGAACCATTAAATGTACTCGCCCAGGCACTGGCATATCGCGAGATGTTACTGCGCCAGCGTATTAACGAAGGGGCGGCCGCCTGCATGCTGAGTCATTCGACCGGTGACGATCTGGATAATATCGCGGCGAACCTCGATACCGAACGCCTGATCAAGACCGAAGCAACCGAGACAACTGATGCCGAAATGGAAAGTGACGAGGCGCTACGCCTGCGGGCGCAGGCTGCTTTTGAGGGAATGAGTGTCGCCGGGCCATCGGCGGCCTATGAATACTTTGCCCGCAGCGCCAGCGGAAAAGTTGCCGATGCCAGGGCTTCCAGCCCGGCACCGGCAGAAGTGATTATTGCGGTGCTGTCCACCGAGGGCGACGGTACCGCGTCGCCAGGACTGCTGGCCGCTGTTGCCGAAGCGGTAAACGATGAAGAGGTTCGCCCATTGGGTGATCGTGTGACGGTGCGCAGCGCTGAGATTGTCGATTACGAGATTGACGCCACGCTGTACCTGTATCCGGGGCCGGAGTCAGAGCCGATCATCAATGCTGCTGATGCATCGTTGCAAAAGTTCCTGAAACAGAACGATAAAAAAATCAGCAGAGACGTGGCGCGCTCCGCCATTTCAGCGGCGCTCCATGTCCAGGGCGTACAGCGTGTCGTGCTGAATGCCCCGCCGGACGATATCAGGATCAGCGATATCCAGGCGGCCAGGAATATCGGCTACAACCTGGAAAACGGCGGAACGGATGAATAACACGCTTCTTCCTCCCTCTGCCAGCGCGTGGATGCGTTGCGCCGAAGCTGCCACGGCGAAGCTGTCCGGAATTACGGTAGCCATTCGCACGCTGTGGACGCCGACGGCATGCCCGGTTGATTTATTGCCATATCTGGCGTGGGCGCTGTCGGTTGATCGGTGGGATAAGAACTGGCCGGCAGAGAAAAAAATAGCGTCAATCCAGCAATCCTACTGGCTTCATCGCCGGAAGGGTACGCGCGCAGCCGTGCGGCGAGTGATCGAAGATATGGGTTTTTCCGCCACGTTTGCGGAATGGTTCGATGTCGGAGATGAGCCGGGCACGTTCCGGCTTGAGATTGATGTAAATGAAGTTGGCCTTACACCAAAAACACTGGATGAACTGAATCGCCTGGTAGGAGATGCCAAGCCGGTTAGTCGGCATATGTCAACGATGACAATTGCAACCCATACCAGGGGGAATGCATGGGTAGGCGCAGCGAATTTTGATGGCGAGGTAATTACCGTTTACCCGCCGAATTACAAGCCGGACGAAAGCATTTATTACGACGGGCGGGCTTTCTACAGCGGGAATTATCATTTTGCGGGTAACGATGCATGAATATTAGCGAAAAAGCACAATGGGAAAATAATGTCAGCATGCTGACTCGCCTCGATAAAGTTGAAGGTGGGCGCGAAGGTGCGGCGAATATTCAAGCGAAACAGCTGGGGAACCGTACGCAGTATTTAAAGCAGGCGGTTGAAGCCTACAGCACGCTAATTAAATCGGGAGAGCTACCCTACTCGAATCAGGATGAGGCTAAGGCGGCTATTGCTGCCGGTAAAGTACCTGAAGGTGCGTTATTCTCGGTGCGCTCTGAAAATTCCGGCGTGTGGGTGGAAGAATTCAAAAACGTTAATGGTGAGCCAGTTGCTACCGGGAAGCGCCTGCCTGATAGCCAGGGCGTATCCATCATCGTTTTCACGTCAGCGGAAGATCCGACAGGTACGAACGCGGGCCTGTCAATGACCGTTCCTGGTCAAACGTTCCGTGTAGCATACGATAACAGCGCTACCGAGACGGTTTACCGGAATAATGGCGGCAATGCGGTGAAGCTTTTCGAGGTCGCCGATAAGCGGGCAATGGAGCAACTGTTGCCAGATGCTGGGATTATAGGGGAAGTTGACCCAGATTATGCCGTCGAGTTTGTTGATGCATTGTTCCGTCGCGCCGTGGGTATTGATTTGCGTGGTGTGCTGGAAGCGAACGCCGGAATGCGCATTATGGGAGTCCCTGTAACCAACTTGCCGGATGACTCCGATTACTGTTTTGCATTTGGTGATGAGCTGGGGCGCATTGTTTTTGGTATCGGGAAAACAGGCTTCATCGAAGTGATGGGAATGCGGATTTTTGTCACGGAGGGTGAGAACTTTCTTGAAATTATTGATGAAAATCAGCGGGTATCTGCCGGGATAGGTAGTAATGGCGAGGTTTTCAATAATTCAGCGGTGGAGCCGCAGCCCGTCGAGCCTGAGCGATTCTGGCTTGATTTTGCCGAGGTGCTGCATGTCATTATCTACGGGCAATCACTTTCAATCGGGCAATACGGCACGCCGGTGCTGAACACGCCGACACGCAACGCCCTGATGTTCAATACGGGGGTGCGGAGTTACAGCTCCAGCCCGGCATCACTGGTGCCGCTGCGTGAAACTGTCAGTGGCAGCAACGGGGAGACGGTGGCGTCATCTCTGGCGTATGGCTTTACTGATAACGTCAGTGATATGGCCGGTCGCGACCTGCTGTTTAATGCTGGCGGTGTTGGGGGGATTACGGTTGAGGGGCTTTCGAAGGGCACGGAGCCTTATCGCCGGTTGATTGCACACCTGGTCTGGACAGCGACGCAGATGGCTTTACAGGGCCGTGATTATGCCGTGGATTTCATGCTGTGGATTCAGGGCGAGGCGAACATGGCAAACGGAACCAGTGCAGCCAGTTACACCGGGAGGGTGTCAACCTTACGGGCGGATGTTGCCGCAGATACGGTGGGGATGCGTGATACGGGCCGAGATTTGGTCATGTTGATGTATCAGACCTCCTCCCACGGCTTTTACGTGGGAACAGCAGAAAACCCGCCGGAGGTTATCGCCCAGGCACAGCTTGATATGGCGCTGAATGACCCGCTGATTGATATGTGGGGGCCGTCATATATGGGGCTTCCGGCAAACCATACCATCGGGCAGGGTAACGTCCATCACAATGCCCACGGTTACCGGCTGATGGGGCTGTATGCGCAAAAGGCATTACGTCATCGCCTGCTTACACGCACCGCAGATAAGCCAGACGGAGAAAAATATTTACCTGTGCATGCTACCCGCGCCCGTAAATTAAACAGCAGAACCGTGATTACTGACGTGTTTACGTATCACCCCCCGCTGGTTATTGATGACTCGTATATCACTGAGCTGGCCGATGGTCATCATGGTGTCGAATTACATGATGAAACCGGGCGGCTTGATATTGCGTCCGTGGAGATTGTCGCGGGTACAAAAATTAAAATCGTATCGAAAACAGATATCGGACACGGGGCATTTGTGGCGTTTGCCTGGACGCCGGATAACCGAGGGGAAATTACAAGCAACCGATATCAACAATGGTTTTTCGGGCGTGAAACCGGGGTGCGAACAACCATTCATGATTCTGACCCTGAAAAGACCGATTTAACAGATGAAAACGGCAAGCCTTATCCGCTTTATAACTATTTGCCGATTCAGAAGATTGCCATTTCCGAATAACAGATGAAATTAAACGAGGTATTGTATGATCCAGTTTCAGGTCACTAAGGATTTTGGTAATCCATTACTACCCGTTAGTAAGGCCCGCTCAGAGCTGTATTTAAGTTCAGCGTTAGCAATATATGAGATGCGCAGCACTAAGGAAAGCAGCGGTAATGGTAAAGCGCTGGAAGTTAACGGACTGACCTTTGATAGTGAAGGGCTGATTTGTGATGGCATTGATGGTCATTATGCCGATACGGGCATTATTGAGCCGTTGGCAAACACGGTGATTATGGCCTTTCGCGCGGATAAACCGGGGGCTACATCGCAGTTATACTCCAGTCTGGCTGAAGGGACAAGCCCGTATACAGGTACACGTGCTGCAGTGACCAAAGATGGCTTTTTTGTGGCTGATGTTGGTATCCATGTATCCGAGGGAGGGGCTTATACCGGACGAGCACAAACAGGTGATATTACGCCTGGCTGGGAAATCGTTGCCGTTGTTACATCGGCAAAAGGTATTTCAGTCACTCGTATGACTACCGGGGGCAGTAATTACGGGCTGTTCGATAGCCGCACGAATCCCAAAAATACTGTTCGTATTGGTGGCGGTTACATCGCGCCCCACAATCTGGGGATTGTTGGTCGAATTGGTTTGTGGGCGATGTATACCGGTGCAATGAACACTACAACGGTAGATTATTTGCTGGAGAAAGCACGCGGCATCATGGCTGGTAAAGGCGTCATTATTCAGGCGCCGTAAGGGGGAAGCGTGGATAAATTATTTTATGCGCGCCTTACCAGCGCGGGAGAGCGGAAGTTTGCCGCCGCTGCTGTCTCGGGGGAGCCGGTCAACTTTAGCGAGATGGCGGTAGGAGATGGCGGCGGAATCGTACCTGACCTGTCAGAGAATGACGATCTGGTTAATGAGCTTTACCGGGCGCCGTTAAATCGCGTGGTCATTGCCGATCAGGGTGCCAATATTATTCGTACTGAAATGATCATGATGCCGCAGGTGGGTGGGTTCTGGGTTCGTGAGGCAGGCCTCTATGATAACGAGGGAGTCTGTATTGCTGTTGCGACGGTGCCACCTTCCTATAAGCCATTGCTGGCGCAAGGATCGGGGAGGCTTCATGCTGTAAACATCTGGATTGCGGTAAGTAGTACCGCAGATGTTGAGCTAAAAGCCGATCCGTCAGTCATCCTTGCAACGGTTGACGAGGTGAACAAAGCCAAGAATGAGGCGAAGGATTACACCGATCAGGTTACAGGAGATCTGGATACTAATATTCAGCAGGCAATCACAGATGCTATCACTGCGGCACGTCGGGACTTCTGGGAAGAGGAAAACCCGCCGGGAACGGTGCGCTTCTTTGCTCAAAATATCGATCCGAACGAGAAGTGGCCGTGGTCGCAATGGACTTACACCGGCGAAAATAAAACGATCCGCGTCGGCAAAGCGGACGGTTCAGACGTCGGCGCGACCGGCGGCAGCGATACCGTCACACTCAAGCAGGCCAACCTGCCCGCCGTTCAGATTGATGTGAGTGGCGAAACCAGTGAACAGAAAGAGCAGAAGCTGACGACCACGCGCGGCGGTGTTCACAATCATGGTGGGGTGGCAGGTAAAGATGACCCGTGGGAAATTGGCGGCGATGTGCGTCAGCTCTTTAACCCGAAAGAGCTGGGTGTGACAGATGACGCCGGAGAGCATGATCACGAAGTCACGATCCCACCGCATAAACACTCGGCCAACGGCAAAACAGCCAACCTCGGTGAAGGGAAATCATTCAGCGTGGTGGAGGCCCACACCCTGCTGATGTGCTGGGCGCGGGTGGCGTAGTATCGAGTACCGTCAAAAGTAGCAGTGCTGCAGGTCGTCAGAAGTGACTGTGCGGTACCACCATAGTCGGAAATGGCGATGTTTGCCGGTAGTGAAAGCCCCTCAGGTGAGGGGCTTTTTGTGGGTTAAAACAGACTATTGAGGGAGTTTGAAACCGAGTTAACGGCTTTGGTCGCACTGGTTTTGAGATCATCCAGCACATCGCTGACTGACGACGATTGCAGCTTCTCGCGAAAATCCGCATCCGCCCGGCTCAGACTGATAGTGAACTCAATCTTTTTGGGATTGCCGTAGCGATCAAACTCCGTTTTTCCTCGCTCCAGCCGCGTCATAACGTACATCCCGTAAATCTGCCCATCACCTTCAATCAGCGGCCAGGGGCGACCGGCAAAGCCGATTGTCTCCAGCGCCGACAGCGACCACCGCCCGCCGGTGATTTCTGGATAGAGCACACCGTCAAGCGTGATCGTGTCGTCACCGGGCCCGATGTACTGCCAACCCGCCGACTGATTGACCCGGTCATTCTTAACGTGACGCCACTCCTGCGAGTGGCGCAGCTGCTGATACGGGACAGTGCGCAGCGTAAAAACAAACATCCCGAATACCATCATCATAAAACCTCCTTACTCCCGATCGCGGAATGAACCACGGTTAGTTTTGCGGGTGTTGGCCATCAGATCGCGCACGGCGTTGCGCACCATTTTTTCAAGCTCCTGATCCGAGCGTTTACCGACGTCGTTAAAGACCAGTTGGAAGAACGGCGCCGCACCCGACGCGGCAGCGACCGGCGCGGAAGTCGCCCCTTGCGTCGCCGTTGGTACCGACAGCACACCGCCGGCCGCAGCCGCAGATACGCGCGGCACCGGTTGCGGAATAACCCGCGCCTCCTGATACGCACCACGCAGCGCCAAAGCACGCGGCAGATTTTTAAAGACAATATCCCCGGGGCCGACTTTCTTCGTGTTGTTGGCCGTTGCTTTGGTATTCGTGTCGATGTTTTTCAGGTGGCCCTGAACGCCGGTAATGACCGGCGGCTTACCGCCACTAACTGGTTTGGATACCGTCGCCTGACCCAGGGGTAGTTGATGCCCGGCCAGCGCTGTCGCAGAGGCTTCAAGTTCCCGCTGTGCCTTGTCAGCCTGCTGCCTGGCCCTGTCTATCCCTTCAGGAATAAGATCCAGCTTTTCAAGCAGCCAGCCCACGCCATTCATTAACTGCTGTAGCGGCCACAGCAGGAAACTGAGCGCAGAACTCATCACCCGCCCGAAAATCTCCCCGGCGGTAGCGCATTTATCCAGCGTATCCTTGCTGGCCTGCATCGGAGACAGCAAGTCTTTGAACCATCCCCACACTGCTTTAATGGCATCACCCAAGGAGGAGAATACTGGCGCCATCGCTGAGAATGCATTCCTGAGCGGGGTTAATCCCTCCCATATCCCGCGAAGGAAACCACCAAAGAATGCTTTAATGGGCTCCCAGAATTTCCAGATAATCAGCCCTGCAGCGATAAACCCCAGCGCAATCACTCCGGGGATGCCGAGTAGTGTTGCAAGAATGACGCGCAGGCCGGAAAGAACCAGGTTGAGCCTGGCGATACTGGAGGTCGTAGTGATCGAAGACAGGCCGATGTTTTGAATAGCTAGCCTTAGCTTTGCAAAGGGGCCAACGTAGAAACTGACAGCGAGACTCGCTATGCCTACCGCTCCAGTCAGGGCCACAAGCGCGGCAGTGACAAGCACCAGAGTCTGTGTAAGCTCCGGGTTTTCACTCACCCACGCCCGCAGGTTGTTGAGGAAGGCCGTCAGCGTCTGCGTGATTGTCCGAAGGCTGGCATCCATCCCCGTCAGCACCTCCGTGCGCAGCCCGTCAAATGCCCCGCCCAGCTTGCTGATATCACCAGGCAGGTTATCGCGCAGGGTATCTCCCAGCCTGTCGGCGCTTCCCCTGGTATCACCGAGGCGATTAGAAACGTTCGCCAACGCCGAAAGAAACGCCGGGATCTGGTCTATAGACAGGTCTTCAATCGGGGTACCAAAAAGCGAAATCGCGGCATTAGCCCGCGTCGCCGGATCCTGAATGGACAGCAGCCCTTTCGCGGTCTTCTCCATCGCCTTGCGCGCACTTTCGCCACCCGTGGCTATCGCCGATGACATGGCCGCCGCGTCAAGACCGATCGCCTTGTAGGCGCTGACGCTGTTTTTTGACATGTCAGAGCCGCGGATACTGAATTCCTTGATGGCATCCCCGGTTTTATCCAGCGCGAACTTACCCTGCTGCGCCATATTGACCAGCAGCGACATGGTTTCTGCGCCGGTGAAACCCATATTGCGGAAGTGGGTTGAATACTCATGAAGGATTTCCGGCATCTCGCCGCGCATCTGCGTGGAAACGCGCTGCATTCCCGCCGTGATAAGGTCGAATGCCTCATCACTGCTGCGGGCGAGCCCGTTTTTCATCATGATCGCCGCCATCTGGATATGTTCCGTCATATCCCCGCCGAGGGCGGCTTGCAGATCCAGTGCCTTGCGGGAAATGCGCGTGAGTTCCTCGTCACCCACCGCGCCGAGTGCGCCCAGCGTACTGCGAACACCCGCCACCGCCTCAGAGATGCGGGCCAGATCGCGACTGACGCCAGCGGCGTTAATGTTCTGAATGATGCGAGAGTAGCGACCGCCGGATGCTGCGTCCTCGCCATTCTGAGCAGCAATAACGGAGGCATGCTCCTGAGTCTGAATTTGTGGCGCCATCAGCCGCGAACCCAGATAGAACCCCCCGGCACTGGCCGCCGTCATCGCCAGCCCGGCGCCGCGCATCTTGCCGGCGATCTCTCTCGCGCGGTCATACTGCATGCGCGCTTGCGTGGCAGCAGCGAGCTGGCGGCGCTCGTGCTCAAGGGTCTGGTTATATTGCTCGGTTCGGCGAATGGCGCTGGCAATGGTCTGACTGCCACCCGCAAGGGAGACACCGTGACGACGGAGCGCCTCGGAGGCTCCCCGGAGACTCTCGGTCTCTTTATCACGTCGGACTTTGAGGCGATCCAGCTTCGCCGCGAGATCGGTCATCTGCTGGCGTTGCTTGTCCGTCAGCGTAGCACCTGACCGCTGTGCCTGCTTCAGTCCTTCCAACGTGCGGGTGGTGTCGTCGATAGTGCGGGAGGTTTTTTTAACACTGTCGCGTAGACGGTTGAAGGCGGCAGATTGTCGCTCAACCTCTTTGATTGAGCCCTGCGTTTGCTTGAGGGAGTCCGAAAGGCCGCCAATCGCTTTGCTGGCGGCACTGACCGGGCGGGTGAGCTTATCAATAGCACTGAACGCAACGCGAATACTAAGATCCATCGTCGTCATCCTCCTTGTCATGGTTGCCGCTTCTGATAGCCGCCCGTTCGCGCCAGGCTATCAGCTCGCGCAGCTCCATGCCGTACATCTCGGAGGGCGGCCAGTGAAAAATAACAGCGATATCGGCGATCAGGTCGTCGATATCGGAGATAACTGCTTCTCTTACTTGCTCGCCGTCGCCGCTTCGGTGACTGCGGACGGCTCCGCTTTCGTCAAAAAAGGCGTGATCTCTTCACACAGCGCAGTAAAGTCGCCGGTCGCCATCGTGGCAATCTCGACAGCTGTCAGTTGCGGGCTGGTTGTGCGCGTCAGCAGCGTGGAAACGGCGTCATAGTCGAAGTTGAGCACATCAACCAGTTTTAGGCCGCGCAGCGAGCCAGCCTGCTTAATAGTGTCGGTGATAATGATGGTTTTAATTTCCTGATCACCGCGTTTGATAGGCTTGCTTAAAGTAACAGACATTGGTAATTCTCCGGGCGGCCGGTCTGGCCGCCATTGATAGTGGTTAAAAAGTTACTGGCCGAGGCCCAGCGCGGAGGCAATCCGATCTGGATAGAGGCTCTTACCGTTGCGTTTGTAGATGAAGTTCAGCAGGTCGATTTCCAGCAAGGGTTTATCGTCTACTGATTCTTTGTAATAGGTGTTTTTGATCGCATAGGTGTGGTTTGTGTCATCACCCTGTTTTGCTTCACCCTGATCAATTTCAGTGATGCGGCCGCGCATTTCGACTTCCAGCAGCGAGCTGGTACCGCCGCTGTAAATCTCACCCACAAAGCGCAGGCGCAATTCGTCAATATCGCCGCCCCATTTCAGGATCAGCTCTTCGACTACACCGCCGACAATCATTGATGCATCCAGCGCCCCGGCTTCCAGGCCGAGATCGACACCCGCCGCGCCAAGCATGCCGCCGCCCTGATAGTCTTCTGTTTTCCGGGTGAGTTTCGGGAGCGTGACGCTCGGCACTTTCCCGATATAGTTTTCCCCGTCCACAAAGAGGGTAAACAGCCGCAGTTTTTTTGGAATAGCCATTTACGCACCTCCCAGCGATGCAAAAGCCGGTTCGTAATACTGATCGGTGAAAGTCTGGATCAGCGTTAAATCTTCCAGCGGCGGTACCGGGCTGTAGTTGTAGCGCACGACAGCCTTACCCTGGCGCAGGCCAGTGGTTGGGTTATCGACGATATCAAACCAGCACGCCGCACCAATCAGCTTGCCAGCCGTGACGAGCGCCTGAAGTTTGGCGTTAATACCGCTTACCACGTCTTTCACGTTCGCCGGGGTGAGCGGGCTGTCAACGGTGGTAAATTGCGCCTCGGCGATACTGTCAGCCAGAATCTGGGCGGTACGGGTGTACACCTCGAAAATATATTCTTCAGTGTCTGTGGTGCGGTTGCCCCAGAAGCGGAAGCCGTCACGCTTAATCAGCGTGGTGATTTCGTTGGCGTTCAGCTCGTTGGCGTCGGAGTCTTCCGCCTGTAGCGCCCAGAATACGTCTTTGGTAATCCCCAGCACGTTTTTAACCGCCACGTTAGATAGCGATTTATGCCAGCCCTGCTCGTTATCGATCAGTGCTCGCAAACCTAATGCATAAGCCACGGCGGGAAATTCTTCATTGGCGCCGGTCAGTGAGTTATAGGCGATGAAGTTCGGCCAGATCAGCATGCCTTCGCGCTCTGCAAATTGTTCACGATAAGCTTTCGCTTCGGTGATCGTTTCGCAGCCATCGCAGTAGCTGTAAGAGAACGCCCGGAGCTGCTTTGCAATCACGCGTAACTGCGCGGTGACCTCCTGCGTGTCATACATTGGTACGCCGAGGATGCGCGGGCGATAACCGGTTTTTTGCTCTGCCGTCAGCAGGGCAAACATGCCGGTATAGCTGCCGTCTGCCTTCGTTCCGCCAATGATGAGCTGAGACTGTGTCTGTGCGCCTTCCTCGGTCTTAGCTTCAGCGACACGCACGACGATCACGCGGGTGCTGACCTGGTCGGAAATAGCCTTGAGTGATTTGTACAGGGAGCCGGTTTTGCCGGCCTTACCCAGCACGCTGATCACTCGCGTAATCAGCACCGGTGTATCAAGTGGAAAAGTTTCGGGATCGGCATCCTCAGCAACCGCCACCAGGCCAATGACCGTTGAATCAACATCGTTGATTACGGTCTGTAGGTCGGTGTTTTCTTTGGTGCGCGCCCCGTGGAAAAAGTTGTCGGTCATACTCTACCGCCATCATGTTTAGTGAGTTCGGGGTGATAATCCCTGAAATACATGGTGTCGTCTCGCGGCGGTGGTTGTGGGCGTTCCGTGACAACAAAAAGCCGTCGCATGCCTCGCGCGCGCATGGAACTATCAGCGGCGGAGGGCAATCATGGCGCTGAACACAGACACAATCGACAATGCAAAAAGCCTGCTGAATGCAGATACTCAGGACTTCAAAAATTACCAGGATGTGTTGTCACGCATCCCGGCGTTTAATGTCCTGATTGGCGGCAAGGCGCTGACCGTGCTGGATGAAAAAGTGATTTCTCTTGAGCTGACGGATAATCGCGGATTTAACGCCGACGAGCTGACGATCACCGTTGATGACAGCCAGGGTGATATTGAGCTGCCACCTCGTGGCGCCGAGCTGTCGTTATCGCTCGGCTGGCAGGGGGAGCCGCTAATCTACAAGGGGATTTATATTGTCGATGAGGTTGCGCATTCAGGGCCGCCAGACCGCATCGAGATAACCGCCCGCAGCGCTGATTTTCGCGATGAATTCAATATCAAACGCGAGGTGTCGTGGCATGACGTGACGGTAGAGCGCATCGTGTCGGCTATCGCTCACCGTTACAAACTGAAGCCAGTTATTTCCGAGCAACTGATGACCGCCGAAATAGATCATGCCGACCAGACCCAGGAGAGCGACATGTCATTCCTGACGCGTATGGCGGATATTCTCGGTGCCATTGCCACGGTGAAAAACGGTTGCCTGTTGTTCATTCTGCCGGGAGGTGGTGTTAGTGCGAACGGCAAAGCGTTGCCGGAGTTCGCCATTACGCGCGGTAGTGCAGACCGTCATTCGTTCCGCATCGCAGACCGCGACGCTTACACCGGTGTGCAGGCTTACTGGCTGGATCTGAACTTCGGCAAAAAGAAAAAAGTTACGGTGAAGAAGCGTAAGAAAACCACGGAGAAGAAGCCACGGAGCAGCAGCCGGGAAGGGGATTATATCGCCGGAGAAGATGGTAATGTTTTTGTACTCCGCACAACATACAGTAGCGAAATGGCGGCACAGCGCGCGGCCGCCGCAAAATGGCAGCAGCTTCAGCGCGGTGCAGCTGAATTTTCGTTAACCCTGGCTTATGGGCGCGCAGATCTTTATCCGGAGATGCACGGAACCGTAACGGGATTTAAAGATGCGATAGACAAGCAGGACTGGATAATCGCGAAGGTGGGGCATACGGTAGACGACAGCGGATTCAAAACCAGGCTGGAGCTTGAGGCGAAAATACCTGAATGGATTGCAGAAAGTGAGAGTTAACGGCCATAATATGAGCGAGTTCAACTCCCGCCCCGGGAGGCCATCATGTTTAAGTGTCCTGTTTGTGGTGCCGTTGCAAAAACGCGCACTAGTCGCTCGTTAAGCAATACCACCGTTCGGCATTATCACCAGTGCCAGAATTTTGAATGTAGTATCACTTTCACCACGCTAAACAGCGTTGAAAAACTGGTAACAAAGCGCGCACCGCGTGAGGCTCTACAGCCGGGCTTTATCCCCTCAGATGCCTTTCCTGCCTCACACTACGGTAGCGATCAACTAACCCTCCCAGTTTAAAATAGCCCCCGCAAAAGCGGGGTTTCTTTCTTGTCAATGAAGAATTATCCGATAAAATAAAAATGTTTTGTAACAAATGACAATTAATAAGTAACGATGGGGATGATTGCTATGGCTTTGGTTAGCTGCCCGGAATGCCGGAAAGAAGTGAGCGATTCAGCATTGAGGTGTCCATCCTGCGGTAAACAATTAAGGAAGCCGCGTCGCTCAATTTTTGGGGTACTAATAAAATGGATCTTCATTTTATTTAACATCTTCATGATCTATGCCCTTTTTAAAGGACTAGGCGGAACTGGTGAAGTTATAAGCCATGCTACATCTGAAGCGGAAAGGGCAGGAGCCGCTTTAGGCGCAGGTTTGGGAATGATGGCCATTGGTACTATTTGGGTCATCGGCGACATAGTCATTGGAATACTGGTGTTTCTTACCAGACCAAAAGGATGACCTCATGAAGAAAAGTTTTATTTTCATTGCGACATTTTTAGCCGCTTCCGTTTCATTGGCTACTCATGCTCAAGAGGAGTCAAGGGACTTTAAAGGGGTTCTTCAGTGCCGGACGATTGAGGATAGCTCGCTGCGTCTTTCTTGTTACGATAATTCAATTCCTCCTTCGCGAACGAAGAGCGCTGAAAAATTTGAAAGTAGAGAGCAATGCCCCGATGAAAAAACGGATGAGAGACGTCTGACCTGCTATGACAGATTTTTCTCGCCAACTTTCAAACCAGTGAGTTCAGCCAAAAATGCACCTTTAGACGCTGAAGTTTCTAAAAACGAGGCAATCAGTAAAGAAAAGGTCCTTGAGTGCCGATCAGAATTAAATGGAACCAAACGATTAGCATGTTATGACAAGCTTTTTCCGCAGGATGCAGCAGAAGAGGATGAGCCTGCTGTAGCAGAAGCGACTCCGAACCCCGGAAAATGGCTGACCCATATAACAACATCTCCGGTTGATGATTCAAAAAACGTGGTTTTAATGTTACCTAGCAATGATTCCATCAGAACCCCATTTGGCGAGACAGTCACACCAACGATTTTTGTGGCCTGTCGTGAAAAGAAAACTGAAGTTTTTATTAATTGGGATGTGTACTTAGGACTAGAGGAAACAAGTATGCTTTACCGGCTTGATAAGCAGAAAGCCGTGGAAAGAAGCTGGTCGATTTCTACCGACACCAAAGCGGTCTTTTATAGTGGCAGAGATATAGATTTTGTTAAGGCTCTAGCTAAATCTGAAAAGATGTTTGCAAGAATAACCCCCTACAACGAAAGCCCTGTATCGGTCACATTTGAGTTAACTGGGTTGAACAATGCATTAAAGCCGCTGCAGCAGGCGTGTGGCTGGAAATAG